TCTTACAACGTAGTTTACGTCTAATATCATCAAAGATAGGCATTGCACGTTCAACACCAATACCTCTCTCACTATTTAGAGAAGTTCTGTTTGCTTTATCAAAACTTGCCTTAAAGTAATATTCCATGCCATGCTCTTCTGCAATGCGTTGGCAATACTTGGCAACCTCAAAAGAGTCTTCTTCTAACTGGCATGGTCCTGCAATAATTTTCATTACAAAATACTCTTCAAGTCTGGTTCACGGAAGTTTGGACCTTTCATTACCTTACCATCTTCACGATAGATTGGTTTACCATCTTTTCCTAATTTAGACATGTTGCTAGAGTGGACTTCTTGAAAACATGCATCAAGATTGATACCAAATGCACCACCAGCACCATACACGACATAGAGCAAATCGGCAAGAGCATCAGCAACTTCAATCAGGTCTTCATTAGCAATTGCTTCTTTCAGTTCATTCAGTTCTTCTTCAATCAAGTCTACTCGCAAGTGTGTAGTTGTAGCATCAGGGAATTCTGCTTTGCGCTTCACCTCTTGGTTATAGGTGTTCATAAACTGGATTACTTTTTCAAAGTTAGTTACAGGCATCATTTAAAAAATCCTCTAAGGTATGTGTTTTGTAGTTAATGCACAATAGTTCTTTGCGGTCTTTTTGTGCTTCTTGGTATTTTATATTACCATTATTCATAGAATAAGTCAAGTCCCATTCTGTCTGTTTCCATCCTACAAACAGATTCCTGATATTCTCATTTGAGTTATAGGTAACCATCATCATACATTCATGTTGATTTAGTTTATCTGCAAACTCTATATGATTGAAACCTTTATGCATAGCACCTTTCTTGCCATATAATGCTTCACCATCACCACCTGCAAGACCATAGTCTTTCTTTAGGTCATAAGGTGGATCAAGAAAGACAAAGGTATTCTTATCATTAGTAAGAAGTTCAGAATAATCTAGGTTAGTAATCTTCCAGTCACGAATAAGTTCATGGTAATACAGAAGAGAACTAATATTTGACATAGACCAATTACTAGCAGAAGCACGTTTTGAAAATGAAGAACTTTCAGTCAGACCAGAGAAAGAGCATTTGTTGATAATATACATGCGCCATGCAATCTCAAACATATCATCCTGCTCATCAATATCTTTACGGATACGAGTAAACAGTTCTTTTGCCTTCTCTTCTGTATCATACTCTTTGCGCATAGACATAACAACATCATGCAGTTTGTCACCCTGCTCCTGAAGCATTTTCCAGAAGCAGTAGAGATTGTAATACTTGTCATTAACCCAGACAGGTGTATTGGGATACATCTTAGCAAAAGCAATAGCAGGACTGCCACCACCCAAGAAAGGTTCACGATACTCAGCAATGTGTTCTACTGGCATATTCTGGTCAGTAAACAACTTATTCATTGCCTTAGATTTGCCACCGGGATAACGTAGTGGTGTCTTCCATTTCTTCATTTAAAAAAGTCCTCTAATGTTGACTCTACCATTATACCATCAATTCGGGATTTTGCAAGCAAAAAATACTCTTCATCCATTTCAATACCGATAAAGTCAAAACCTTCTAACTTGGCTGCTTTACCTGTAGAACCAGAACCCATGAATGGGTCAAGCACAACACCGCCTTTTGGTGTTACCATACGAATCAAATACTTCATAAGGTCCGTAGGTTTCACAGTAGGGTGAGTGTTCTTGCGCTTGGTGTCACGCCCTTCAGACATAGAGGAAGGTTTACCACTAGCACCGTTGCCTGTCTGCCACTGGACAAACTGCTGTTCTTCCATCTGGTCTAAACCTTCATCACGGTCTTTCTTAGACGCCTTGGCGCAGTAGAAGAAACGTGCTGACTCCCCGGCTAACTCAACCACTTCATCTGAACCATCATGGATTAGGTTTGCAGGAAAACGTCCTTGTGGGTTATCTACCAGTTTTGCTTTTGCATCGGTATCTGTTTTCCAAATACCACCTCTAGGTTTTTCCCATTTCTTAGCACCAGTACCAACCCGACTCTCATCAATATTAATAGCACCAGTGCCATACTTCAGAACATTCTCTGCAATAGATTTTTCTGCAACAGGTTTACGAGCAACAGTGATAGGTTCAAGGGCAGGTTTTAAGGCAGTTCCCCAACCATCCCATTGCTGTGCTTCAGGTGAGCCTACCTTGTCCAGTGCCTTACTGATATTGTGAGACTTAGGAAAGCCAGAACCATAAACCCATGCAATCATGTCTCGGATTTCAAAGCCAGCATCTTCAATATTTACTGCCATTCGGTGTTGTGTACGAGTGCCAGCAAAGGCAAGCAAATGACCACCGGGTTTCAGAACACGAAAGCATTCTTCCCAAATATTTACAGCAGGAACATCATAGTCCCACTTCTTGCCCATGAATGACAGACCGTAGGGTGGGTCTGTCACGATAGAGTCCACTGAGTTATCATCAAGTTCCTTGAGTTTATCAAGGCAATTACCAAGCATCAGTTTCATGCAAAAAAATCCTCTAGTGTTACAGTCTTCTCAACTTCCCAACCAACTGCATCAAGGATAACCTTAATTGGATCAAGAAAAGTTTTGTTGAACTGCTTTTCATAATCAACATACTTGTGTAGATTAAACTCAGGTGGAAGCATCATAGGAAATGAGATAATGTTTTCTTTAATAGGGTTAGGTAGAGTGAGATATACAAACTTAATCTTCTCACCATTCTGGATCATTTCATACTGTTTGTCAAGCCCTAATTCTTTTACCCGATTGTTATATAGGATAGACCCACGCACATGAATGGGGCATCCTTTTTTGTAGACAGTGCTTCTATCCTTCCAGTCAGTGATATTAGACACGCCACGGGGGAATGAAATATCTTCGGGGGGTAAACTATAGAATTCCTTTTTAAACCCCTGTATGAACTCCTGTGTGCGTTCCTCATCCCCTTCCATGATAATCTTAAAGGTTTCCTTAAACTTATCACGCACAATCTGTGGAGTAGAAGATTTGATTGCTTCAATGCCCATGATCTTCATCTTGGGTTCAGCATAGCGCACACCTTCATTATCCTGCACGTTTAGAATGTAACGTTTCTTGGCAGTCCAGAGTCCACGGTCTGCAATAACCTCACGTTCCATATCCATGCGGTTTTCTTTGCAGTTCATATACTCATGTAGTTCAGCATATGCTTTTGCAAGGATAGGCTGGAAATGCTTTTCACCCAACTCAGACAGGAAGTTGATAGGGTTTTTAGGATTGAACTTATCAACAATTGGTTTCATATTGACATAGAGTGAGTCAGTATCAATCGCAATTACATAGTCATCTTCTTTTTCACAGACTTTGGACATAGCATCATTCATGGCACGTTCTGCCCAGAGAATACACAACTGCCCACTGTAGGTAATGGCTTCTGCGATACGTTGGTCAAAGTAGTTGAAGTATTGGTTGCCCAATGCACCATACAAAGAGTTAAGCAAAATCTTAATAGACATTTGCTGGTTCTCTAGGTGTTCAATCTCCTTTTCAATCTCATAAGAGTTACCCTGCTCTTGCTGCCTTTGCTTGGCATCCAGCATATTCTTTTTGATAACTTTACGTTCTACATAATAGTCTTTCACAATACGGGGCAGAATACCTACCTCATCTGTGCGAAAGACTACACCATTCGCAGCCGTCGTTTGATTCTCTTCATTTTGAATAGAAACTTTATTCAGACAAGACTGCACTGAAACATTAGACTTAAACGTATCTACAATAGTCTCCGGTGACATGTTCCACTGTACCAAGATATTAGGATACAGCGAAGCAAGGTCAAAAGAAACTACCCAATCATACATAGCAGGTATCGGGTGCTTGACATAGGCACCGGGATATTTGTTTTTGTTCTTATCTTTCTTCAATGGTGGAACAATCTTACGAGACATAAGATCACGGTAGATAATAGTTTCCCAAATACCTGTTGTGCCAAAGGTATCTACAAAGTTACACCCTGCCTTGTAAGCCATGGTCATGGCAAGTGTAATCAGACCCAACTTGTCTTCTAGTCGGTCTACCAGTTCTACATCTTTGATGTTATAGTCTACAAACTTCTGAAAGTCATGCTTGTAGAGTGAGTGCAGAGAACCATATTCATCATAGGAAAGTTTCTTTTCACCCAAGACAACATGTGCAATATGGTCAAGTTTATAGGACTCTTGTGTGCCATAGGTGTAACCAAACTTTTGAAATAAGTCCAGATAGTCCATCTGTTGAATGCCTGTGACCTCATAGGCCAGCTGTTCACCGTGCATTCTCTTCACCTTGCGTTCACGCACATGCTTCCAAGGTGACAGCATCTTTGCTTTATCTTCACCAAGAACTTTAGTGATACGATTGACAAGGTAAGGAATATCAAAGAATGTAGTATTCCAGCCTGTGACTACATCAGGACAGTTAGAAGGATTATGCCAGTGAGCAATGAAAGACAGAAGTAGTTCATACTCATCTTGACACCGATAGTATTTGACATTCTCTGACTGAGGTTCATAATCATACATACCCCATACATGATAGAGATTATCAATATTGTTTTTAATAGTAATGGTAATAACGGGATGGTTAGCAGCATCTGGTTCAGGGAATCCGTCATCAGACGCCACTTCAATATCAATTGTGGTCGTGTTGATAACTTCACGGTCAAATCTAATCTGGTCAGGATATACGTCATAAACCCACTGAGCAATATGATTTGTATTGCCCACCACCTCAAAATTATCCATGCCTTTATATCGTTTAAGAAATTCTCTTGCTTCTTTACCGTCACTGAAGCTGACTGGCGCAACTGGTTGTCCACTTAAAGCTTTCCATTCTGTTTTTTCTTTTGTTGGAACATAATATGTTGGCTTGAACTTAATGCGTTCTTGAGTCTTTACACCGTCTTTGTAACCCCTCACAAGAATGGAGTTGCCAAGACGATTAACGGAAGTGTAAAATTGCATTCATAACCCTCTTTAAGTGTGAAGGAACATTATATATTATATTTTGATTGGTGTCAATAAAAAAAAGGGGAGTCGAAACTCCCCCTCTTATCACTGGTAAGACTTAGAGTCCAGCCAATGTCTACCGTTGATCTGGTGTGGTGCTTGACCATACATGATCTTCTGTTGACGTGCTTCAAAGTCTGCAAGGTCAACCGAGTCAGAAAGATACCTTTCTTCATCAGACATTGCAGCTCTTTTAGCTTGTTTACCGATCCAAGATTTAACGGATTTTAGAAATGACTGCATCGTATCCATCCTTTCTTAACATATCAACTAATTCACCAGTATTCATACCAGTGTTATATTCACGTTGGATATATCCTGCTACACCGTAGTAAGCAGAATTCATTCTGGATTCAATGAGTCTTTTACCCATGTTCCGTAAGAAGTTCAGCATTTTTAGTTACCTCGCTGTGATTGTTGATTGCAATTTTGCGAGGCTTCTTCTCTTCGGGCAGTACGACTTCTAAATGAATTGCTAGAATGCCGTTCTCCAGAGAAGCTCCTGTAACTTGTGTATATTCAGATAGTCTAAAAGAACGATGGAACTTGCGGGTGGAAATTCCTTTGTGAATGAATTCCAGACCTCTAGGGGTGTGGTCACCATTTACTTCAAGGATACCATCTTTAAGTTCTACTGATAACTCTTCTTCCTTAAATCCAGCCGTTGCGATTTCGATACGATACTTCATATCTTCATCTTTGATGATGTTGTGCGGAGGATAGTGATCTGAAGCATGCTTGGTCATTTCTTCAAGTTCTTTGAAGATGTGATCGAAGCCTACAAAGGCAGAACGAGGAAAACGAGCGTATTTCTGATTATTTGTCATCTGAAATCTCCTATTAAATTAGCGAGAAAGTAGACCGATTATTCGCATCTACAGAAATATTTATATCATAGGCAATACCATTTGTCAAGCATAAAATGCAAAAGTATTTTTTATCTTTCGAACCATCCAGTAATAATGTATTTTTGTCCCTTTAGTTTTGGACTTGCTCTATGCCTATGTGTGTATCCAGCTGGAAACAAAAGCAATTTTCCTGTTTCTGGTTTTTCAGAATGATTTAAAAATTCAAATTCTGTATGACCACCTTCAAAATCATCATTTAAATATACCATCCAGACAATTTCTCTGAGTGGAGCGGATTGATCCCACTCGGAATGCCAATTGTGAAACCCACCACCATCTTCAGAAACTTGTATTTTTATAGCATCATTCTTGTAATGAGTAGCATCTCTTAAATGATAGTTTATATTATATTCATTTAAAGATTCTGATAATTTATCATTTATTTCTTTAAACAATAAACTATCTTTAATTATAAAAACAGCACTGTCAGAACGACTACTATTATGTTGAATTTGTATTTCATCATATTGTAGGTTTTTATCATACATTGCATCAATAATACTATCACATTGATCATCTGATAAAAAATTTTTCTGAATTCCTATAAAATTATAAAATTCCATTATTTGCCGATATTGTACTTTGGGCACAATTCCCACTCATTCTTTTCTTTGAATGGAAGAACCTTAATTTGTCTTAGTGGTGCAACGTCTTTTGCTTTTTCATTATTAACAATAGTGAGCAACCCCCAATCAGAAAGCAGAGTAGCAATCGTATTACGTCTTTGAATATCTGTGTCTTCAAGTGTAGACTTATTACCATCAAGTAAGAATAGTTCTTTGAAATGTGTAATAAAATATCTACCCTGCTTATGCAGAATATGACAAGACTGATATAACTTCTTATCTTTACGAGAAGCAATACCAATACGAGTTAATGTTTCTTTTACTTTAAGGAAATCGTCTGGTTCATTTAGTGTGACTTCTAACATGTCACTTGGTTGCCAGTCAACTAGATTTACTTCTCTTTTTTCCACCGTGATCTACCTTCTTTTTAATTATATCTATTTGTTCAGTAGAAAGTAGTGAAAGAGCAGAACGAGCCTTACTATTGCTATATCCATAATATTCTTTCACCGCTTCAAGACTTCCATCCTCAATAGTTTTATTCCATTTGGAGAACCGTTTTGGATTTTTTCTAATAGTATTTAGCAAAAAGTCATTTTGGAGTTTTG